GTCTTGCCGTCGTCGCAGAACTCATCCGGTGCCGCGCCATTCTTCGGTTTCAGCGCCATCGTCCCCTCCTTCAGCCAATGGATTGATCGAACGCCGAGCTGATCGTCACGATACCCGACGGCTGCAGCAGTGCAAAGTACCACCCCGCCGGCAGGAGCACGGTGATCGTGTTCTTCGTGGTCTGCGTCACACCGAGCGCAATCGCGAGCGTCCCGGTGAGCGAGTTCTCGTAGCTACCGATCAGCGTCCCGGTGCCACTCGCGACCCCGCTGGTCGAGCCGATGTAGAGCTCCGCCTGGTTCGTCGTGCCGGTCGTCAGTGACAGCGAGGCGACCGAGGACAGGTTGACCGTGACGAGTGACGCCTTCGTGCTGGTCGTCGCCTGGTACGCGGTCGAGTAGCTTAAGGTGCGCGCGGTCGGTGAGCCGGGCGCATTCGCCGAGAGGGTGCCGGAGTTGAACGTCAGTCCGGAACCGATCGCGCACTGCACCGGCACGGCACTCGCGCCGGAGTTGTTGCAGAGGAAGGTCGAGTCCGCGATCGCGGGCGAGAGGACGCCGGAGATGTTCGCGTCCAGCGTGGCGAGCGACACAAAGCCCTGGCCGATGTTCTGCTGGTTGACGTAGACGTCCAGCACCGTCTGTGCGCTGGCTGGCTGGATCAGAAGACCGAGCAGCACGAGCGCTGCGAGGGTGGAGCGGAGGAGGTGCTTCATAAAATTTAGTCCCATAGGAAGTTGCCGCCTCCTACAGTGCCGGTCGTGATGTACACCAGCGCTCCGCGGTAGCGTACTCCTACGCCGGCCGGACCGGGGGTGAGAATCTGCCCGGGCGCGGTGGCGGTGCCGTTCATCAAGGGGTTCGTGGTCGTCACGGTGCCGGTGCCGGTGATCACCGTCACCACGTCGTAGACCGTGACGCCCATCGCGGCGGTGCCGGTCGAGGTCGCGGTGTAGCCGTAGAACACCCCCGGGGTCGCTGGCGCTGCCTGGCCAGGCGCAGGACCGGCCGGCGGCCCCGGGTTGATCGTCCCCGTCCCGACGGCCGTGCCGTTCGGGGTGTAGTTGCAGTTACCCTGGTAGAGCGGAGGCGGCACGGCTCACAGCCGGTCGAGCATGTTGTTGCGTTCGACGAAGCCGCCCACGTCGTCGTAGAAGGCGTCGTTGTGCTCGCGGGTGTACTGGTCGTCGGTCTGCAAGAGGCGCTTCTTGTCGAAGCCCTTGCGCAGCGCGGTCGGATTGATGTCTTGGGTGCGGTCCCCGGCCGCGAGCGCCGTGGGGAACCCGCCGCTCACGTTCACGCCCATGCGACGGATGTCATTCATCTCCTGGTCTTCGATGTCCATGCCAGGCGGAAGGCCCGTGAACATCACCGCGTTGTTCATGTAGCGCGAGTTGATGTCCCCGCCCGCGCGCCCTTCGCGCCCCGGGGTGTCCTTCTTCGCGCGCGCCTCGGCGTCAGTCACCCAGCCCTGCCGGTCTTCCTCGTTCTTCGAGTCGTAGTCCGGATAGGTGACCTGGAACTTCTCTTGGACGATGTTCGTCATCGCACGCTTACTGCCCGCGCGGGTTCCTCGGGTTCAGGCCCTTGGTGCCCATGTAGTTCGTCTCGCGCGGGCGCCCGATGTCTGTCTTGCGGGACATCTGCGCACCCCGCTCACGCGGCGCCCACCCATCGCCCGGGTAGGACATGCCGCGGTCGAACACGACGAGCTGCTCTTCGCGGATGTCGCAGTTCTCCTGGTCCTCGATGTCCATGCCAGGCGGGAGCGAGAAGGTCATCGAGTTCACGCCGAACTCGAGGTTCTTCTTCGTGATGTAGCCGGAGTTGCGCACGCCGACGAGCTCATTCCCGGCGAGCTCCGCGGAGTCGGGCAGCACTTCGAGGTCGGCGAGCGCCTGGTTCTTCATCTCGTGGCGCTTCTGCGCGCGCGCGTTCGCCGACTTGATGATGTCGACGTGCGTCGGGGCTTCCCCGCCGTACACTTCCGTCGCCAGTTGCTCGGGCGTGATCTGCGGGGTCTCGTACATGCCCCGCTTCGCCTGGTTCAGTTTCGCCATCGTCTACTCCTACACCGTGAGGCCGGCTCCGGTGTTGATCTGATAGTCCACAGTGACCACTTCCGAGGCGGTCGCGTCCGTGCCGCTCACCACGTAGATGTAGTCGCCCGCGTTCACGGGGATGCCACCGTAGCCGGCGGTACCCGAGCCGGTGTTGAGCGCCCACTGGGTGAAGGCGCCCACCTGGTTGGTGTACGTGCCCGCGGCGTTGAAGGCGCCCGTGAGTGCGAACGGGCCGAGCGTCGTGGTCGAGAGGGCGACGCTACCGCCCGGGGTCGCGGTGTTGAACACCCGGATCACCGACACCTGCTGCGCGGCGATCGCGATCGTGGACGTCCCGTTCTGTCCCGTGTACGTGTAGGTCGAGGTGCCCGCGATCAGCGTGTAGGCGCTGATAGCGTAGAGCACGAGCGCCGCGTGCGCGACGAACTTCGAGCTCTGCCCGGCGGCGCCGGCCGCGATCGCCCCCAGCGCCAGGCTCTGGCGTACCTGGTAGCTGGGGTCCGAGAAGGTCGGTCGTGCAGCGAGTGCCATGAGCTTCCCCTTACAGCGGGACCTGCGCGCCGAAGGCCGGCGTGAAGTGCACGATCGGGATCGTGGTCGCGGTCGCGTCCGTGCCGTTCACGAAGTACAGCACGTCCCCTTGCTGCATCGGCAGCCCGCCGAGGCCCGCGTTCGCGCCACCCGGGGGCGCCACGCTGAAGGTCGCCGAACCCCACACGAGCGTCGTGTTCGTGCCGCCCAAGGTGTTCAGCGAGTACGGGCCCTGCGATCCGCCGACCACACCGCCGCCGATGCCGCCGACGTTCACGTTGGCGCCCGTGGTGCCGGTGCCGCCGACCACGAACCCGAGCGCCACGGCGCCGATCGTGGTCGTCGAGAGCGCGATGGTCGCGGTCGAGGTGTTGGTGATGTAGATCGCGTAGAGCGAGGTGCCCGGGCTCGTGGCGGTGCCGTTGACCGTGTAGGTCGAGGTGCCCGCCGCCACCGTGCAGAAGGTGACCCCCCACAAGGTGAGCGCGCAGTGCGCGTAGAACTTGCCCGTGAGGGCGCCCGAGCCCGCCACGTTCGCGGCGAGGATCGCCGACTGGCGCGCGATGTAGGACGGGTTGTCGTACGCGAAGGACCCGTAAACCTTATTCGCGTTGCCTTGATTCTGCGTTGCCATATCGACGTACCTCTGCCCGCCTCCCGGGCGCTAACATCTGACCGCGGGGGGAAGGCCTAAGCCGCGGAGTCCCACTTCACGATGCGCACGTTGATCGCCAACGTGTGCACGATGCCGAAGCCGCCCAGGTAATACCAGGCGATACCCTTGGACCGTCCGTAGTCGGACGGGATCTTGCCGCGCATCTCCTCGGGGACCGCGATCGCCTCGGCGACCGTGTCGTTGCCGAAGAAGAAGATCCAGTCGGACTGCCCGTTCGTCCACGGCGTGGTCGTGATGCCGTCCGTGCCGGTGCCCTTCGGGATGTTCGTCTGCTCGATGTAGCGGGTGTTCTCGTACCGGCCGACCTCCGCGTTCATGATCAGGTTCATGCCGGTGTCGGAGTACTGGTGGATGCCCTCGAGCGCGTTCTTGAAGGTGCGCAGGGTCGTCGGCCAGGCGATCGCGTAGTAATCGTCCGCGATGTAGGCCGGGATGTTGCGCTCCTTCATCGCGTCCGTGATCGCCTTCGCGTGCGCGTTGGAGTAGGCGATCGAGTTGGTGCCCGTCACGGTGCCGTTCGTGTACAGCGTGACGGCGGTCGGGGAGGTGCCGCCGACGGCGATCACGCGCAGGAGCGTCTGGTTGAACTGGCCCCAGCCCAGGCGGTCGAGGAACTTGACCGTGTCGTTCTTCAGGACCTTCTTGATCACGTCCTCGACGGGGAATTTCGACAGGTTGTCGAGCTTGCCGGAGTACGGGATCGAGTTCGCGCCCTCGGTCACGGTGAGGGTGCCCTGGGTGATGGTGAAGTTCGTCTCCGGGAC